CAAATAGTTTCTGGAGTTGTGCCAGTTTCAATGTACAACTGATCTGTTACGCCATCACTAGGCAAAGGAGTAGAAGCGCCACTGATAATTGGCAAACCAGATGAAAAAGCAAATTTACCGGGCGATGACCAAGCAACAGCAACGTTAGATTTTGAATTAACTAAACCAATAGAAACCCAAACAGTGTTTGTAGGGTTTGCAGGTGGCGAGCTTACCCAACCAGCAGGTGGCGTACCAATATTTGTTGTAAAGCTCCATGATCCGCCAGTTGGTGTTGCTGGCTGAGTATCAGATGTTTGAAAAATAAACCACTCAAAGTACGTGCCACCAAACACAGTGTTGTTGCCGTACAAACCTGAAGATTCAGAGCCAGATTGAGGGGAAACGATTCCCGCATTGCTTTGACCGTAAAGACCACCTGTAGCCATGTTTTTTCCTTATTTGTGTTCAAAAAACCAGCCTTTTCGGGGCTGTGCAAACTTTTCTTGGCCTTTGTATTTGTATTTATAGCCATACACGCCATAGTAAATGTTTTGCAAAGATGTCTTATGAGCATTGGCAGCAGATTGAAGGCTATCAAATCTACCTAATGGCGTTATGTACCAACCTTTAAAGTTTGGATGATTCACACCTTTGATGCCTTGCATATTCTTTGCAGAACTCTGACTCATTTTCGCACGAACATCATGACGCTTGGCTACGTTTGTTTCGCCAGTTGATGCTCCTTGCAATCCTTCTTCCAAAACCATATTTGCCCATTGTTTTGAATTGACAACATCATTGTCATTACAAAATTTAACGGCAAATTTTTTCAGTCTTTCTGCATCTTGCCAGATTCCAAGCAATTCTGTTGTGTAATCATCGCCATGAACTTTGAGATGCCTACGCCAATGAACCCCACTGCCTTTGTATGTATGAACACATGAAAGACGAGTTGTCTTTCCAAAATACTTAAACCCTGTTTGATTGTGTGTCTTAACGTATAAGGCAGTTGGCTTAAACATATTAACGAAAGTTATAACGATATTCGCGGGGTTGCCATTCAGATGTGAGATGTTGATCTCCACCTTTCCAGCGGCCTTTGTTGTATTGGTCTTCAATCAAACCGTAAGCTTCATCTAAACGAGCAAGCCACTTTTGAGCTTCGTCTGTGTTTTTGTTTTTGTCGTAGTAAGCCCACAAAGTACCGTACAAGTAACCTTCAGGGAAACTTGCCAACACAGCGTTGTTTTGAACCAATGGGTTTAATGCGTCATCAGTTGGGCCAAACAAGAACGGGAATGTGCGAATGTAGTAAGCCTTGATCTCTACGTTGTTGCCGGGGTTAGGTGTAAAAACATAGTTAGGACCGACTTCAGAGAATGAGCCACGAATAACGCGAGGCACACCAAATGGACGAACATACAGTTGATCAATCATCTTTCGGCGAATAATCTCACGATCACCCACACGGTCATACATGATCCAAGGACCCATGCTGGCAGCAGGACTGCCGGGTTCCACTTCAGAGTTAGGAGTCTGTTGAAAAAACAAAATAGGGATGTTCATATCCGATGGGATAGGAGCCATGCCTTCAGTGTTTGTTGTCAATAAGCTTGGAGAATCACCATAAGGGTTCGTGCGCAAGCCCGGCAACTCAAGAGTACGCATTTTCAACTCAGCCAATTGGATTGAAGACTGAATCTCCAAAGAAGACTGAGTTGGCAGCATCAAAACAGATGTAGGAAGCGTTGCAGCAGCCCATACGCCGTCTGGATCGTTAACGGTAATGGTAGTGCTAGTCAAAGCCAATACGGCTGTGTATGGGCCTGAAATTGAAACGCCAATAAAGTCACCAACGTTTACCGTGCCAACAGGAGTTGAGCTAACAGTAATAACGCCTGTAGAACTGTTAAACGCTGATGCGGTAATAGCCAAAGTCTTTGGAATTGCCCCTACCCATTGTGCTACCCGACTTACTAATGCGTTAGCAGATTGAATGTATAGAGACATGGAATTCCTTACTTGGTCGGTATTGCTGGATTATACGGAAGAGGAATCTTCCCTGTTGGATGGCATACGAAATCAGAATAGTATTCGTTGACGATTGCATAGAACAAAATCTTGTCTTTTTTGTCTTGCTTAATCAACTCCCAAGGTCGGTTGTTAAACCATTTGGAACTAATCTCATGTGCAAAACATTTAGGAAGTTCCATTGCATGAAACGTACCAGCAAAAAAAGGATTGTCAGTGCCATGTTCGGCATAGAACTCTCTACGCTCTTTACAACCCTGACGAATAGCTTCTACGTTCTTTTGCTCGTATTGCACATAACGCGCACCGTCTAAAGCACCAACCTTATAGTCAATATTGTTGGTTTTAAATGTTTGCGACCAAGTACCAGACTTGACCTCATTAAACATCTTGTTGTTCTTGATCAACGCACCTTCCATACCAGCGGCAAGATTGCCTTTGGTGTAGTAGTCCTCGTTGACTTTAGCTTCTTCGTTGTTTAAGTTCAATTCCATGCGTTACCTTTGCGTTTGTTTTCAAATTCCGTCAAGATTTGAAGATTGAATTGATTGTGCAACCCGCAGACATTTTTGCCAGCAAGCGGCACTACATGGTCTACGTGGTATTTCACATTAGGATTCATGGCTTCAAGTTCTTTTGCTTTTTCGTAAAACGCTCTTACGCCTTCTTGACCCCAAGTAGTAGTTGCTTGCAATTTGTTTGCTCTACGTTTTGCATCTTTTTCAATGTAAGCAGCTTTATTTTTATTGTAATACTCCTTGCCATATGCAAGAAGCTTTTGCTTTATCTCGGGCTGTTGGCGATAGTTAGAACAATGTTCTTTATTATTTCTAGCCCAATTTATAGTTCTAGCAGACTGACAAGTTGCACAGTTTCCTGTTGCAGTCCATCGCTTATCTACATGGCCTTGTTTGCAAAATAGGCCCGTAAAGTAGGCTTTTGAACCTGCCTCACGAGCCTCTTTTCTAGTCTTTGGCAAACCGTACATACTAACCTCCTAAGAAAGATTTTACCTCTCTTAGGATTTTAGCATATATTGATTTAACCCAGTACTATATAACTCAAGCTAAATACCTTTTAACCTGAGCTGCTGCACGTGGCGTGGTTACTACGGCGCCAGTGGTCATTGCGGCGAGAACCGCGACACCTGCTGGATTTCGCACGATTAGAGTTCCTTCTAAAATGTATTGATCCAAGCTAGCGTCAGCGTTCGAGAACACTTCGTTGTTTGGACCCAGTTCACGCAAGCTACCCCACTGAACCACATCAGGGTTTAAGAACAAGATAGAAGTGTTGTCAGAACCAGTTTGGTCCATCACCCAGCTGTCGTCGATCTGGTATGTGTAGTTGAAGTCACCTTCGTAAGTACCAATCGTGTCGCCCTTGTCAGCAGGGTTAAAACGGTTGATTGAACGGCTCTGAGGAATGTTGTCAGAGATGGTGGTACGCAGCGATGTTGGGACAACCATGTTGGTGATCTTGGCATTGAAGCGTTGTTCAGCAACAGTAACCAACTGCTTGTACAGCACAGGGCTGAAAGCTTGCAGAGTCACGCCAGAGCTGAAAGTGAAGTAGCCCAAACCAGCGTTAGCCAACGAACCGTTGAAAGGTGTGTTGGTTGCAACAGCAGAAGTGGTGTCATCGCTATCAGAAGCTGCCAAGTTCAACACAGAAGTGCCGTCAGTGTCGTTACCCGAACGTGTGCCAGCAAAGGCAAACAGGGAACCAAAACGACGACCATCGTTAGGTGTAGAACCTTGAGTGGCTGCTTGGCCGCTGTACTTGATAGAAGCGCCGTCTGCACGGAGCATCTGCAATTCAACGTCAAACATGATTTCAGTCAATTGCTTGACTTCTTGGTAGGCTTGAGGATCGCCACCAGCTTGTTCAACAGCGCGAGCAGTGCCAGTAGCGCCGATCACAGTGGTGAAAATCTGAGTGTAGTTACCCAAGTTAGAACGGGTGTTAGAAGCGGCTGCACCAGCGGTAACAGAAGCGCCTTCCAACTTTGCGTTCAAAGCGGGGGTACGGAAATAGTCATTTGGCCAAATGTGCAAGGTCGAATTGATCTTGCGTTTTTTGGACATAGCCATGTTGGTGACGGGAGTACGGTCTTTAACGTAGTTAGAGACAGTCAAGTCGAGGTCTTTGACCACGATGTCGGTGGTGTACGAACCGTTACCGTTGCCGAGTGCGGCGGATGTGATAGTTGCCATTTTTAAGCTCCTGAGTTAATTAACGAGGTCTGCGTTTTTGAGACGCGAGAAAAGTTGCCAAAAGGTCCTGCGTTGCTTTCTTATCGCCTGATGCTGATTTCTTTTGCAAATCTTCAACCTTAGTATCCGAGGAGGTTTTGGCTTTTGCTTTGGGCTGGTTAGCTGCTGCTAACGAACCACCTGCATTACGCACTTTAGGGCCTTCACGAAACTTCATACCGTCACGGATTAAGCTCAATAGGTATTCATCACTGGACACCAAATCAATGTTTGGTACTCCCGGCACAAATGACCCACTAGCGCCCTTCCAATCCTTTGACAATTTATCACGCAGATCCGTGAATGTCGCCTTATTGGAAAGCTCTTTATCCGTAAAAGACTGTCTAGCTTTTTCTAACTGCTCTTGCACGAATGCCGAACGGTGTTGATAAAACTGTTCAACCTTTGGTCGGTTCGCAGAAATGAATTCGCTCTTTTCTTGGATCAACTTAGCGTTCTGGCGGATAGCCGCTTCAGCTTCACTACGTTGAACCTCGTCTGTAGCTGCATCTTTGATTTGCGCCCATTGCTGGTTGTATTGCTGAAGAGTAATAAGCTCATCTGCATACTCTTGGAGTTTGGGCTGAATAGTCAGCTCTAGTCCAATTTGCAAACCATCGAGTTCTTTCCTACGATTGGTTTCATATTCTTCAAAATCAGCACGTTCGGTTTTAAGCTTGCGCGCATTTTCATGGATAGCACTACCTTGACCAAGAATAGCTGCTGCCTTTGATACTGGGATCTCCACAAAGCCGCCTTCTGCGTCTTTATTAGGAATGCGCCACAGCATGTCAGGATTCTGCTCTGCAAACTCCAAGAAATTAACAGGTTCGGTTACACCATCGGTGGCCTCATCCTCATTCTCAGCATCTACAGTTTCTGTAGTCTCAATCGAACTATCTTCAGGTTCGGCTTCCTCATCAGGAGCCGCCTCCGGGGCTTGGGCTTGCGCTTCTGCTTGTCCGGCTGGTGGAGCTGCACTATCGACTTGCGGGACGTTACGTCTATTGACGGCAATCATCGCTGCGATAGTATCGGCGGGGTTAACTGCACCAGTTTGCTCAGTGGCGGTCACATTGTTTGTGATTACGTCTGACATATATTACACCATTTCGTTAAGTTTGGATTTCTCCAGTTTCTTAGCGAGATATTCACTCTTCTCCACGAAGCCAATGAAATCACGCACCCCAGCAACATAATATGCGTTGCCAATTCTTTCAGAGTCATCCTTGGAGTCTTCCAAGCGCTCTAACATGTGAAACCTATATAGGTTAAACATCAATGCAAAATCTTCGTTACGAAGTAAGCGGCTGGCGCATTCCCCGTTTTGAAGCACTAGAGTTTGTCGACTTACATGAGCCTCCTTATAACTGTCAGTTGCTTTCGTTCTCTTGTTAAAGTATTCCCGAATATTCTTTACCAAGCTTTTCATTTTCAATCCTTAATCAATTTCAACCGCAGAAAGTTTACCTGCTTTCATCGCTTTCATTTCAAAGAAGTTATCCATATCAATATCTTCAGCCTTCTTGACGTTTAAAGCCGCCACTGTCTGAGATTCTTGAGTCTTGGCGTTATTCAAATCAACTTTAGATTGCAGTTCTTTCTCTTGGATGCCGGGACCTTGCGCTTGCTTAGCTTGCATCATCTTGGCGGCTTCTTCCAACGTAGGGAGATAAGAATCGCAATGCTTAACACCTAAAGCATATAAGGTGTCCTCAAATGGACGGCGAGCTTTGACAAACATTTCAGGAACGCTTGGGTCCAACTGACCAATGATGGCTGCAAAGCCTTGCTGGGCTTGCATAATGAGCTGTTGACGGGTCAAACGGTTCTCGTCAGACAAGAAACCAAGGGCCAAGTCAACGTTAATCATGTTGCGGTCAATGAAATCAAAATTTTCCATTGACTTAGCGTCCAAGAAGCCAGCGCCGGGCAGCATTGCTTCAGCCAATTGCTGGATGTTGTAGTCATCAGCGTACTGAATCATGGTTTTCCACACGATATAGATCATGTCGCGCACACCAATGGCACAGTTCTTGACCATTTCATCTTGAATGAGCTGGTTTGGACCCATAGCCAGTTGCAACTTGTAACCGCTGTTGCCATCTTTCATGACTTCAGGATTTAAGGTATCACCGGGGTTTGTCATGCCCAGCATACGGCTTGTATCTGCGTCAAAACGCTCCATAGCGTCTTGAACGTATGCAAGATTACCCTGCATAGGTTGAAACTCATAAACGTGCTTGGCTGGGTCAAATTTGCGGTCAAGAATAAACATGGCAGACACGCCACGTTGGATTTCTTCGGCATCCACAAACTCAGGGTTTACACCAATTTGAGCTGTAGACGAACGCATTGCAAATGCAATTTCTGCACGGTTGATAGCGGTCTTGTATTCCTGCAAAGGAACCAAGCGCTCGGCTTGAGAGTAGCCAAAGTGGTTGCCCACGATTGGTTTTGGAACAATCACAGCCAATGGGATGAAATCTACTTCCTTGACGTACAAGATGTAGCCGCCAGAGTAGCAAACCTCAATGATTTCCTCTTCACCGTCATTGTCTACGTCTTTACGCAGCCAAGCGGTAGTGATCATTACAACGCGACTATAACGATCAGCACCTGCACTTGCAATAACACCCTGTCCGGGTACGGGAGTGGAATCTCGCGCATGTAAGGCAAGGTCATTTTCCAAAGCACCAGCTTGATAAGCACCAGCAGGACCGTAGGCAGCATGATCGGCAAATTTCTCTAAATCGATGTATGGATATTGCGTTTTGGCCTCATGAATTGTCATGGGGTCGTAAAAACCGCAAAAGTCTTGATTACGAATGCCGGGAATCGTTGGATTACAAACAAAGTAATGCTGGGCAACGTGCTTAATCTGGATGTTGGTTGAATAACCAGTCATCTTGTATTTAGCACGGTAAATTGTGTTGTTACGAATGGCGTCTTGCACTTCTTCGCCAGATGGCTCGGTAGGCATACCTGATTCATCAGGCATCATGGTTTCTTGAGCCACGCCTTGCAAGTCAACGTCAATACGGCGCATTTGCTGGCGTTTGGCAATCAAACCCTTTTCAGCAGCCATGATTTCAAAGCTGCGAAGTTGGTCTTTTGTGCCTTCAACTTCTTTGTACTGAGTAATCTTGTCGCGGATTGGCTTAATCATCACCACGCCGTTTTTATGCAGCAAAGCGTCTTGTGTCCAATCACGAATCACAGCGTAAGAATCGTTTTTGCTGTTGATGAAGTGCAAAGCCATCTTGGCAGCTTGTTGAGCGCCAGCAGTGTCGTTTTCAGAAAATCGTTCAAACTCAAAGTTTAGTTTGCCGTTGGGCATCAAACATTTGGTTATAACAGCAGTGGAATAGTCGATGCCGGGGCTGACAACAGGAGAAATGTAGTCAATGCCACGGACAGGCTCAGTAGAGTTAGATACAGCAATATTGAGGTAGTGGTAGTCACTTAGGCGGTTCAGTGTGTTTTTGGCTTGAGTCAGTCGAAGGTAATCGACCATTTTTAAATAAGCTTCGTGGGCTACTTGATACTCAATGCCTTTGTTCCCGGGAGGACTTTCTAGGCCATCTACCACTATGTTCTGTTTATCGAGCATCTTTATATCCTCTGGACTTTTCCCTCAAGGGGAGTAAACCGTTTTGCGGCAAATGTATTGGCACGGCTAACAACTGATTCACCATGACCCTGAATCAAAGCGAGGATACCAATCCGTGCGCTATCAATATGGTCATCTTTACCCGTGAATTTACCATGATCATCAATGGCGTAGTTGCGAGCTTCGTCAAGAAACGCTTTACAGTTCTCGTTAATCAAAAAAGTTCCACGCTCCATGCTTAGACGCATTATATTGATTCCGTAAGCAATGTGGTTTGTTACCTTGCCTTGGTCGTTTGGCGGGTTAAGGATAGCGCCCTGAATGCAGTTAAGACCGTACGAGTCTTCGAATACTTCTCTAACCGACTGTTCAGTGAGTGTGTAACGACCCGCTGTTCCACCATCATGAGGAAGGGCGATTGGAACATTCTTTGATTCTTTGTCAAGCAAATAATGAACATATTCGTCAGGAGTCTCGCCATTTGGGATGGTGATTTGCCTGTGGAGATATATGACTTCTTGCACCGGGTCGCGGAATAAAAACGAAATAACTGTCGGGTCATTTTTAATTCCCAAGTCAAAGCTAATCAGGCGTTCAAATTTCTCTTCTTTTCGAAGGTCAATGTCCACAGCCTTGTAAATAGGCCATTCCAGCAACGGAAAGACCACACCTTTGCCAACCATAGGAATACCGTTAATACGACACTCACGTTCCCAAGGCATAAAGTCACGGCTAAGTTGAGCGCGTTCTTCTTTAGAAAAGAAAGGCTCACCCCATTCGTTCTCATAAGGAATGTCATCCCAAGTCACGCGCACATGCGAATAACCTTCAATCTGATCCCAGAACTTGCGCACTAGACCTGACAAGCCCTTCAGCGGGGTGAACGAGCAGATAACCTGTCCGTTTCGAGCTGCTGTACGGACAACAAGTTCTGAAAAAGTTTCATCTGGTGGCTGTTCATCAAGCACAACCAAGTCAAGCTCGAAACCTTGAAGGTGGCGAACCTGTTGTGTGTAGTTGGAGAAATAAAGCTTGGACTTTCCACCACTAACGTGCCAGATTTCGATTGAGAGGACGTTGGCTCCATCGGACCTGTAAGACTTGTCATCAATGCACTCCCTTGGGATTGAACCTGTCCCGAGTTTATACGTTTGCTTGATGTCATCGCAGCCAAGCAGTTTTGATTGCAAGGTCTTAGCCACCTGTTCCCAAGATTCACCAGCAGCCATAGCCACAATAGGTTTATCCCAAGTCTTACCTTTCCAATCAGGAGGGTAGCGACCTGTCAGGTGGTAAGCAGTTTCGTAGGTGGATGCAATGGTCTTGCCAGCACGGTTGGCGGCAATCATGCCCCTACGAGCAAAGTGAGCGCCTGTCTCAAAGAACTTTTTTTGGTACTCAAAAGGTCGGAACCACTTGAGTTGATTAAATTGCATTTCATGGGCCAGCTTGACCCGTGCAATCATCATCTTCTTTTTCTGTTCATCAGAAAGAGATTGAGCGGCTTTTTTACCCCCTGCCAGTTTGACAAGGTACTTTAAAGCTCGGTCTTTGTAGATTGGCTGGATGTAATCACTAGCTTCACTTTTTGCCATATTGATCTCGTATGTTTAACAAGATATGTGCAGCTTGTGCAAGGTAGTAGACCTCGTCAGGCTGAAGCTTTTGCTCACTTTGAAGGTCTTTTTGCAACCACTCAAGGCTTTTACGAGCGCAAACTTCGGCCTGTCCAGACAATCTCTGCCGAAAGATAGCAGAGAAGTCTTCCATTTAAGCCCAAGGATCAGAGATGTTTTTGGCAGTAGCGCGAACCATGTCTTTGTCGATCAAAGGCCAAATGCCGCCGCCTTTTTCACCAATGAGGTAGGTGTACAAACCTTGACCGCGCTGTGTGTAAGTGCCGTCAGGGTTACGCATGATCATCTCTTCGGTACGTGGGTCAATCCAAGAAAAACGTTCTGGCACTTCTTGGCCGTACTTGTTGATCTTTGTACCAACAGCGATTTGCTCTAACGGACCCATCACTTGATATGTGATCAAGCCGTTGTTGTACTTCTTGAAGTTGATGCCCACTTTCTTGTCAGACTGAGGGTCTAACGGGTGAGGCATGTTGGTAGCGCCAAAGAAGTGAACCAAGGCTTCTTCAGGAGGCAAGTCTTTATTTCGCTCAGGAAGCTTACGCACTTCGTCAACAGGAATCTGTTCTTTTCGGTCAACATACGGGTTCTCACTCGTAATGTATTCAGCAGGAACTTTCTTGCCTTCAAGGGCGTTCTTGGCGACCAGATACTGGTCTTCTTTGGTTTTGCCAATCAGATCAAGCGACAGTTGTGTACGGTCATACACAAACTGTGCAAGTTCTTTAGCCGTGGGTAAGTCGGCCTTGAGGGCCTCAATGTCATACGTTGCCATATCTATCCTTTAGACTTTACTAGGGGTTTTTGGGGTTTTGAATTTACCGCCAGCCGACACGTTATTGGTCGTTTGGTCGGACAAATGACGAACCGTAAAAGCTTGGCGCACAGCACCAGCAACTACAGCACGGCGTTTGTTTTCACCAGCAAAACCATCCAACTTGTTGTTGATTGACTTGCCGCCAGTTTTGGAGACTTGAGCGCCGCCAGAAATTACTTTACCGTATGCAGACATATTGGCCTCACTTCAAATAAGAAGAGTTTTTCATGTAGCCGTCATTGCAGCAGTAATCTGCTTTAGGACGAGACACTTGAACTGGTTGATTGCGACCATTTACTTTGCCATTTGCAGAGGCAGGGCCAACGTGACCTTTGCCGTAAGCAGTAGAACCTTGAGGCTTAGGTTGAGCAGTAACGCCACCCATGCCAGTAGGTGTGTGCTTAGACACATTGCCTTTGCGGTTGGGCGATTGAGCCATTTGTGTTGGGGCATTGTTGCCAGAGGTATATCCACTCATTTGGAACCTTTCATGTTTGGTTGTCCAATTATCACACTTTTCGCAAAGCATCCAAGAAATCATCCATAGCACCTTCAGCCGAGACATCTTCGTCTTTATTTACGTTCTGAATATGTTCAATGGAGATGATGGGAGCGCGGGAAGACTCGAACGCGGCCAGTTTGTCAGCAATCCTAGCCTTTTCCTTGATGTCCAGCTCGTCAGAGTTCATGGCATGGATGAGAGTTTCCATAGCCGAGGTCAAAGGAGGCAAGCCCATGCTGGTACGTTCTTCATTGAGCTTGTTAAACGTAGCCCCGTACTCGGTGACTTTGTTAATGATGGACTTTGGCCGACCAGCAGTGTTGCGGTTTTCAGGATTCATCAGGCCAGAGTTCTCATAGCTGCGCGGAAGCTTTTCGCCAGTAGCCAGCTTCATGGCTTTCTTTTCCGCACGTTTGGCAGCAGCGTATTCACGGGCTTTGCGTTTAGCCTCATCGGAAGAAACGTGTGAGCCTTCTGGTCTTATTTCGTCAAACATTTCATAGCCTCTTCAGTACGAATCCAAGCGTAGGAACCATTGACTGTGAACCCACGCTTTTTGTGAATTTTCATAAACCCATCATGCTCGGCACGGATGGATGTTGAGCAGACAACAGGAACGCTCCAAGTATGTGCCCAGAGTATATGTTGGTCAATCATCTCGTTAAGCATACGTACACGAGTACGTACAGGAAGGCTAAGGTCCATATGGTGGAACTTTGCATTTGAAATCTCTTCGTTGGAGTAAGTTGTATAACCACCACGGTCAAACCAGCAAAAGCCAAGAAGGTCTCCAGCAGCAGTACCGTATTCCACAGGCTCAAAGTTGCGGCAGACCGCAATAAACTCCCGCCCCTTGTTAAACAGTTGTTCAGTGCAAGCAACAGTAACCCTGTGTCGGAACACGGACCTGTCTCGTTTAAGGATGCCATCAGCCTCATGTCCAAAGAAGCTATCTGCCATCTCAACAATATCCTCTACATCATGCAGAGGGTGAGCCAATGACCATTCCATACTATTCCCCTTGCGGAGCAAGCCGCGCATTTTTTAACTATACAAATTCAGATTTTAAGTATCCAATGGCTCCTCAGACTTGGCTCGAACAAGTGACCTACGGATTAACAGTCCGTTGCTCTACCGACTGAGCTACTGAGGAACATAGGTGTTGGCTACTTGTCCTGTGCGTCACCTTTAGGCTATGGGCCTAACGACCTTCCTTTGACAGCTTTCACCAACGTAGGTACTCGCTTCACCATGTCCGGCAGCAGGTCATCCGTCCCACTCATAGCATCTGCTTTCCCTACCGAAGATTTTAGGACAAAAATTTTTATATGGGAACTGCTATATGTAATTTATGTTGTGTGAAGGCGGGGCTGTATAGGAAG